TATATAAAAACGCCTAAGTCCCTAACCTACAACGGACCCAAAACGGCCGATAGATATCATGCTCTTAAAAAAATCTCCCAGGTATTTTTAGAGGCCCCCTATGAAAAAACAAAAAGATATTCAAAGGTACACAAAAAAATTCCCAGGAGTTATGATAGACTTGTAGGGTACACAACTAAACTGAGAGACACTTTCCTCCTTGTCGTAGACGGAACGGTAGTGATACGGAAAGATCTCTCAAAACTTTTGCTAATTATTAATGTTTCGTTTAATTTACAGAATACTCAGAGGTATTATCTTATTACCCGTAGCGGTAGTGTTGATGACCCTACTGAATAACTATGAGGATTCGGAGATGAAACATATAGATACTCAAAATATTATGGAGGATGTTGGAGGCGCATATGGCAAGAACTAAGTATTATCATATCTACTTAAAGGATGAGTGTGTATTGAATAATCTTGAAGAGGATAAGTTCAAAGAGTCATGGAGTTTACTGAACACGCTCGTTGGGTTTATGCATACAGATTATTCTGTGGATGACTTATCTTATGAGAGAGGTTTATGGGGCGGAGTTCTCGACCGAAGAGAGCTCGTATTAATTAAGGAGGTTATTGGATCATGAAGATGAGTACACAAAACATGAGTGTCGATGGGTCACAGGAGTTATGTTTCGTTCAGGAGTCAAAGGAACCAGCACCTTTTGTACCTGCGACGAGGAATGTATTTACTGATTTAGAGCGGGAAGAACTCAAAGAAATCTTTCGGGAAGTGATGAATGAATATGGATTGATTCAGGTTGACACCAAATAAATACCAAAGTATAATAATGAATGAAATGGAGTGACATTATTTCATGGCTAAAGGATTTACAGTAAAGGCAGCAACACCCAAGAGTAAGAGTAGTACTCAAGAATGGGACTATGTTGCGATTAAAGAACGAATGAAGGGAAAGAAGATTGTCTTCTGTCTTCCTGGTCGTGGAGTAAGTTATACCTATCTCAAGAACTTTGTTCAACTATGTTTCGACATGGTTCAAAATGGGATGAGTATTCAGATTAGTCAAGACTACTCTTCGATGGTAAACTTCGCACGTTGTAAGTGTTTGGGTGCCAATGTACTACGTGGACCAGATCAGATTCCATGGGATGGTAAGTTGGAGTATGACTATCAGTTATGGATCGATAGTGACATTGTATTTGACACTAATAAGTTTTGGCAACTATGTGATCTTGCATTGAATGCTGAAGGTGAAGAGAAAGAGATCGTATCTGGTTGGTATAGTACAGAGGATGGTAAGACTACTTCTGTTGCACACTGGTTAGATGAAGATAACTTCCGTAGTAATGGTGGAGTTATGAATCATGAGATGGTTGATGGTATTCAGAAACGTAAGAAGCCATTTACTGTTGACTATGCAGGGTTTGGTTGGTTAATGATTCAACATGGAGTCTTTGAGGACTTCAATGAGGATGGTACAAAGAAAATGCCTTATCCATGGTTTGCACCTAAGATGCAAGTCTTTGAATCAGGTGCAGTTCAAGATATGTGTGGAGAGGATGTTTCATTCTGTCTTGATGCAATTGAATCTGGATTTGATATTTGGTGTGATCCTCGTATTCGTGTTGGACACGAAAAGACTAGGGTAATCTAATCACATTAACGTACACTTTTTATAACTGGTAATTAACTATGGCTATGATGAAAGATGGGAACTATATTCCCGCAAAACCAAAGAAGTCCCGTCAGGGTCGTTCACAATATACTCTCTTGAGTGCCACTTCTCGTAATGGTGCAAAGAAGAAGTATAGAGGTCAAGGTAAGTGAGTTATCATCTCACAGTATCTGAGGAGTGGTATTCAATCCAACCAGAAGATCTGTGGGTTTATAATAAATTACAACTAAGCCAGGTGTTAGGTTATACTTGTGGTCCAGCTGGACTAGAAGTTCCTAACCCTGGTTTTTATATTGTTCGCCCATGCTTTAATATTCTGGGTATGAGTAGATATAGTAAGATAGAAGAGATAAAGGAAGATACAGAACATTTACATCCTGCAGAGTTTTGGTGTGAGATATTTGAGGGAGAACATATCTCAGTTGATTATCAAAACAAACAATCAAAATTAGTTGTAAGAGGTATTAGAGACAGTAAAGATGAACTTTACCAATGGACTAAATGGGAGGCCTTAGAGAGGACTGTGGAGTTCCCAGAGGTCTTGAATGATGTGGGAGATAAGTATGAATGGATTAACTGTGAGTTTATTGGTGGTAAGTTAATTGAGGTTCACTTTAGAAGAAACCCAAACTTTAGATACAATAATACAATTGCTATTCCTGTATGGGATGATCAACAGATCCCAGAGTTAGAAGAATCAAGTGGATACAGATACATAGAAGATAAAGGTTATCACCGTAGGGGATTTATCATAGATGGAAAATAATCAAAACAATATGCTTCGTGAGATTGCAAATGATAGTCTTACACCAAAGAATACAAAGAAAAAAGTAAACACTGATGGACTTTTTGAAACAACTGATTGTTCTCACCCTGATCATCAGTGTACTTGTGGTGCTCAACAGATAGTACTAAACGAATATTGAAAATATCTGTCTAAATAAAGACAGTATTCTTGTATCATTGTGCCAGTCCCAAGGGTTAGTTCAGAATTTAAGGACTTAAGTGCCTCATTTCAGATTAACCCTCTGAACAATGATTTGATTGCGATTAAAAATACAACCGCAATATCGAGAGCAGTTCGTAATTTAATTCTTACAAAGAGAGGAGAGAGACCATTTGAACCTGCATTAGGTTCTAAGGTCTATGATCTTCTTTTTGAAAGTATGGATCTACAGACAGCGTCTGTTATCCGTGATGAAATTATTACAACTATTGAAAATTACGAACCAAGAGTTGATCTTATTGAAGTCAACGTGATTCCAAATCACGATGTAGCTTCAATGGATGTAACTATTCGATATGAAGTTGTTGGAATAGATGTTCCCGCACAAGAATTATCGTTAGCATTAGAACCCACTAGGTAAATGCCTTTAGTCAATTTTACTAATTTAGATTTTGATCAGATAAAGACTTCGATTAAGGATTACCTTAAGGCGAATTCAAACTTTACTGATTATGATTTTGAAGGGTCGAACCTTTCAACAGTTATCGATGTGTTAGCCTATAACACATACATTACTTCATACAACACCAATATGGTGACGAATGAAGTATTCATTGATAGTGCCACGTTAAGATCTAACGTAGTATCTTTAGCAAGAAATATTGGTTATCTTCCAAGATCCAGAAAGGCATCAAAAGCGAGCATTAGTTTTTCAGTTGATGCATCAAACACAAGTGCTTCATCAATCACATTGAAAGCAGGTGTTTGTGTTACTAGTAGTATAAAATTCGCAACTGAAAACTATACCTTTATCATTCCCACAGATATTACCACAACTGTTGATTCTGATGGTATCGCAATGTTCAGGGATATTGACATTTATGAGGGAACTTGGATTACACAATCATTTACTGTGAGTTCAAGACTTCCTAATCAGAAGTATATTTTGTCCAATTCAGGGATTGATACAGATTTAATTAATGTATTAGTAAAAGATTCACAAACTTCAACGGTTCAACAAAAATATAATCTTGAAGANAGTCTTTTTGATGTAGATTCAAAGTCAAAAATATATTTCATTAAGGAAGTTGATGGTGAAAGATATGAACTTTTATTTGGTGATGGAGTATTTGGTAATAAATTAGAAGAACCCAACTTTATTGATGTCAGTTATCCAGTTTGTGCTGGTCCAGCCGCAGATAATGTCAGTAGATTTAGATTTAGTGGTCGATTAATAGACAATAATGATAATACAATTAATAGTAATATTTCTCTGATCACAACAAACACCCCATCTTTCGGTGGAAGAGATATTGAACCCACCGAATCAGTAAAGAAATACGCCACTCAAATCTATGCGTCACAGAATAGAGCAGTCACTGCTTCAGATTATGAAGCGATTGTTCCCAAACTATATCCAGAAACAGAATCTGTATCTGCATTTGGTGGAGAAGTTCTGACACCTCCGGCTTATGGTAAAGTTTTTATCAGTATCAAACCGGAAAATGGTGTGTACGTGTCGGAAGACACTAAAGAAAATCTTAAAAATAATTTGAAAAAGTATTCTGTGGTTGGAATTGTCCCGGAAATTATTGATTTGAAGTATCTTTACCTTGAATTAAATGTCAAGGCATACTACAATACAGAACTTGCACCTTCTGCAGCTTTTGTTAGATCAGAAATTACTAGAAATATTGAAACTTACTCCAAATCGAAAGGTTTAAATAGGTTTGGTGCAAGATTTAAGTATAGTAAGTTACAAAAAATTGTTGATGATAGTCAGTCCTCTGTAGCCTCAAACATCACTACAGTGGTCATGAGAAGAGATTTGGAACCTGTGTTAAATAGTTTCACAGAATATGAAATTTGTTATGGAAATCGTTTCCATGTCAAGAGTGAACTAGGTTATAATATTAAGTCCTCAGGGTTTAGAGTTAGTGGTATCAGTGAAGTAGTTTATCTTGGAGACAAGCCAAATATTGACTTAAGAACAGGAACTATCTTCCTATTCAAATTAAACTCACCAACAGAACCTATTATTCTAAAAAACTCAATTGGAACCATTGATTATATTAAAGGTGAGATCAAACTCAATCCAATTAATATTATTGCAACAACTGTAAATAGATCGATACCATTAATTGAGATTTCAACATCACCATATTCAAATGATGTTCTTGGTTATCAGGATCTTTATTTACAATTAGATACATCTAACACTATTGTAAGTACTATTTCTGACAACATCTCCTCTGGTAATGATGTTTCTGGTACAAATTACATAGTATCATCCAGTTATACAAACGGATCTCTCATCAGATAGTAAAGAATGTCAGTAGATAGAATTAAGTTCCAGAATATTGTCGAGAGTCAAGTTCCCGACTTTGTTAGAGATGACTACCCACTTCTTGGAGAGTTTCTAAAACAATACTATGTCTCTCAAGAATTTGAAAGTGGAACATATGATCTTGTTCAGAACATTGATCAATACATAAAGGTTGAGGAACTAACCCACCTCGTAACCTCTACAGTTCTTAATGCAAACTTATCTTACACTGACACCACAATTACAACTGATTCTACAGGAAACTTTACTGAGGGATTTCCAACTAGAGATGGTTTGATTCAGATTGATGATGAAATCATTTATTATGAGTATAAGACAGATAGAACCTTTGAAAACTGTAGAAGGGGTTTTAGTGCAGTAACTTCTTATGAAGGATCGAATACTCCTGATGAGTTAGTATTCACCACAACTCTGGCAGATACTCATACTGCAACTACAGAAATTAAGAACTTAAGTATTCTTTTCCTACAAAAGTTCCTAACCAAGTTGAAGACACAGATTCTTCCTGGTTTTGAGGATAGAAGTTTATATTCAGGATTGGATCAAGAAAACTTTATCTTGAGTTCTGATAGTTTCTATAAGTCAAAAGGAACTAGTCAATCATTTGAGATTCTTTTTAGAGCACTTTATGGTAAAGATGTAGAATTAGTAAGACCTAGTGAGTATCTACTAACATCATCCAATGCAAACTTTAAGGTAACTACAGACATTATTGTTGAAAAGTATCTTGGTGATCCTATGGATCTCAAGAATAAAACTCTTTTCCAGGACGGTACCGGTGCTAGAGGATCTATAAGTAATATACGACCGGTTGTATATAATGAAAAGACATATTATCAAGTTAGTCTCGACCTTGGATATCAAAGAGATATTGACGTAAATGGAACTGTTTTAGGCGCATTCAAACCCGTACAGAAGACTCAGATCTTAAACGATGTTTCGATTGGTTCAACATATATTGATGTGGACTCTACTGTAGGTTTTCTACAGAGTGGTCAATTAGATACTATAGATGTTGATGGCAATCCTTACGAGTTATCATTTTCTGGTAAAAATGATAACCAATTTTTCAACGTTCCTTCAACCACTGAAGAACTTAAAAGNGGCACAGAGATTACCATATTTGATGTTGCATATGCATATGTAAGTCAATCAGATTCTTCGGAAAAAATCCAAGTAAAAATATCTACTGCCCTTAAAGATATTGTCTTTAATAGTAAAAATTATGGTCTCAAAAAAGACGATACTATTAGACATCAGTCAATTGGTATCGAGAAGGATACAGAGAAGACTAGAAACTGGAATCTAAATGTAAAGGCTGGTTGGAAAGTAAAGAAACTTACTCTTCTTGATGAAACTGCAAAATTATATAATATTATTATAGATAATCCTCATGTATTAAATCTTGGCAATAATGTCAATTTTTATGATGGATCCAATTTATTCACTGAAGGAACGGTTGCTTCTATTATATCTGCTACAGAGTTTACAATCAATGTCCAAAAGATACTAGATTCTGTAATATCGTATTCAGTAGAAAATAAAACTCTGTATGTAAATTCTACAGATTATCCTCATCTTAAAAAGTATTTTGCAAATGTTCAGAATACTTACGCAAAGTTTAATGATGATATTCTTATATCATCTAATTCGATTCCATCATATGACAATATTGAAATAAATCCATACAATAGAAGTTTAAATTTCACTGGCAAAGCTACTAATAATACTCTTCAACTATTGACCGTTGGTGATCATGGTTTTTATACTGGTGATGCAATTTACTATACACCAAGTGAAATTATTACCACCACAACTGATACTGATGGAAATGATATAATCACATCAACTTTATCAACATTTGAGGATATCGAAGAAGGTATCTTCTATGTCAAGAGGATTGACAACCAGAATATTAAACTTTCTAAGAGTAGGTCAAATCTTTTTAGTGATCTTTTTGTAACTCTTAATGGTAGTGTGACTAAGGTTAATTTTACCTACTTTAATTTCTACAATAAGTCATTTGAACCCCAACCCATTTACAGAAGTATTTCAACTCCTATAAACAAGAGTGGTAAATATACAACTGTTTCGGGTCACATTGGTATCTTGAATGATGGTGTTGAGGTTTTGAACTATAAATCTCCTAATAAAATAAACTATGGTACTGTTAAACAATTTAATATTGTAAATCGTGGTAACAGTTACGATATCATAAATCCACCCATCGTAAGAATTAGTGATGAAGTAGGAACTGGTGCAACGGGTATTGCTAATGTAAAAGGTGATCTAGAAAGAATTGATATTCTTGATAGTGGTTTTGATTACCAAGATAAACCATTTATTTCCATATCTGGTGGTAATGGTGTTAATGCCGCGGCTGAAGTTAGACTTTCATCTGTAACCCATACTGTACCTTTTAACTCAGAACNGAATTCTTCACAGGTAAGTTTAGGTTCCAGTACTATTGGTTTTTCGACCTATCACAAGTTTAGAGACAATGAGGAGGTAATCTACCTAACTGATGGTCAAATGGCCGTTGGAGGTCTTTCTACTGCCGCCTCATACTACGTTGGAATCATAGACAGTAAGACTATAAAACTCTATGAAACTCTAGATGACTCCATCACGGGTATCAATACGGTTCGCCTTGGATTTTTTGGTAAAGGTGTTCATGGGTTTAAGTCTTCTACCCTAAAAAATATTGTCACATCTGTTGTCGTAACCAATCCCGGAACTGGATATGAAAATAAAGAAAGAAGTATCGTTGGTGTTAATACTGGATCTAATCAATTTACAATAGAAGCCCACAATTATGAATCAAAAGAAATTGTAAGATATACAGGTTCAACAATTGATGGTCTTGTAGAGAATAAAGATTACTATGTCGTAAAAATTGATGACGATAACTTCTCACTCGCAGAGGTTGGAACTGCCGGTACTACAGTTGATTTCTATTATAATAGAAACGTTTCTGTTGAATTGAGATCTACTGGTTCAGGTTCTTTCAACTACAAACCAATCATTGTTACTGTTGATGGTATCACTGGTGTCTCTACTAGAACTGATCAAAATTTTTCATGTCAAGTTCAACCAGTATTCAGAGGTAATGTTGAATCTATTGATAGAACTAATGGTGGTGTTGGATACGGTTCTTCCGAAATTGTCAATTTTGACAGAAAACCAGTAGTAACATTGTTTAGTGGTAGTGGTGCAATTTTAGTACCCATCATTAACAACGGACAAATTGTGGATGTTTTAGTTAATAATTCTGGAAGCGGATACAATTCTCCTCCCGATTTAGAACTCATCACCACTACAGGTAAAAATGCATCACTGACTCCTGTACTCATAAATGGTAAAATTGAGTCTGTTAAAATCATCAAGGCTGGTGCGGGTTATGTTGCAGACCAGACATCAATTAAGGTAACTGCTTCTGGCAAAGAAGTTGTGATTGATACGATGATTAGTCAATGGAATATTAATCTGGTCGAAAGAAACCTACTGAATGTTGATGACGATGATGGTATTCTTGACAATAGTATTGATGATACAGAACTACAATTTTCCTATCTGTATGCTCCTCGTACTTTAAGACAGAATACTTTTGCAATCTCTGGAACATCTGAAGATAATACACGTTATGGTACTCCTGATCTTGTTGTTAAGGACAACGTAGAAGAAGAAAGTATATTCCACTCACCGATTATTGGTTGGGCTTATGATGGTAACCCAATTTATGGTCCATATGGTTTTACTGAAGCAAGTGGTTCTTCGTCTGTGAAAACAATGAAGTCTGGATATGAATTAAGGACTTCTATTTCTAACAGACCAACCTTCTCATTGTATTCTCTTGGGTTCTTTATTGAGGATTACATCTACACCGGTACCGGTGATCTTGATGAACATAATGGTAGATTCTGTGTCACGCCAGATTATCCTAATGGAATCTATGCATACTTTGCCACTATCAATACAATTAATGATTCTTCTGGTTCCTTTAACGGATTTAGAAGACCACAGTTCCCTTATTTGATTGGCAACTCATTCCATTCAGTTCCAGATTCATTCAACTTTAAACTTACATCTAATCAAAATGATTATGATATTCAAAGTGATGATTGGTTGAGAAATACTTACTATTATAATTTGAATGAGACAGTTCCTGGTTATAAGTATATCTTCAATTCCAATAGTGTAAAGAACCAGAGTATAGAGGTAACTTCAGCATCTTTAGGTTTTGTAGAAAGTGTTGGTATTATCACTGGGGGTTCTGGTTACAAAATTGGTGACAAGGTCATATTTGATAATAGTGGTGGTGGTAATGGTGCTCGTGCAGATGTTTCGCTAATTGCTGGTAAAGAAATTGATACTGTAAGTGTCGCATCAACTATATTTTATAATATTGAGTTCACACCTTCTAGTACAGGATTTTTTGTTGGATTCTCGACAATAATTCATTCACTTAACAACAACGATGTCGTAAATGTAAGTGGTCTCTCATCTTACTTTACAGGATTTGATGGTTCATACAATATTGGAGTTAGAAGTGATAACTTTGTATCAACTCTTGGTATTACTTCGATGGGCTCCAATGATGTTGATTATCTGTATGTTAACGGGATCCTAAACTTTCCCTTCATCAGACCAGATGATGTTCTAACTATCGATGAGGAAAAAGTTAGAGTTTTGAATACTGATCAAAGATCAGGAAGAATTAGAGTTCAAAGGGCAGTAGAAGGAACCAGTTCTGGACCACACGCAAACTCTTCTATTCTATTTGAAAATCCTAGGAAGTTTCGGATTAATGTTGGTACACTGAAAACTACCAGAATATTTAATATCAATAGTATTCTGTATATTGATCCTGCGGAGTCTGTCGGTCTTGGAACTGTTCTTGGAACTGGTATTGGTAATACGATCACGTTCTCTAATCCTGGTGTTGGGCTGACTCAAATATTCATTCAACCACAGAACATCTACTTCCCAGATCACGGTCTCAAACTAAATGCTCCACTATTCTACACTGCTAATGGTGGAACCTCGATTCAGGTTTGGAATGGTACGTCCTCCTATAAGAATATTTCAACATATCAAAACCTTTATGCAGTTCCATTGTCTAAAGATACCTTTGGTGTTAGTGGTAATAAGGTAGGACTTGATTCAACTGGTGCATATGTTGGAGTCAATACTTCCACAGCTCTTCTCTATTTTACCAATGTTGGTGTTGGTAATACTCATAAGTTCACTACGAATCTTGATAATGTAGTTACAGCAGAAGTTTCTAAGAATACTGTAACTGTATCAACTGCATCCACTCATGGATTGACAAAAAATGATCTGGTCAATATCAACATCAAACCAACTATTGAGGATGTTATAACTGTCAAATATGATGACCATAATAGAAGAATTGTATTTGACCCCAGGTCATTTGTTGCAGGTAATGTTGATACTGTAAAAAATTCTATTAGTTTCTCCGGTGAATTCTTTAAACTCGGGGATAAAGTGATTCATACATCTTCTTCACCCTCTGGTGGTCTTGAAGATGACGGAATCTACTATGTGGTTCCTTTCAATGGTATCAAAGTAAGATTGGTAAAAGAGAAGTATCAAATTAACTTAGGAAATCCAGACTTTGTTGATATTACCAGCGCTTCCACTGGAACACTTTCTAAAATTAATCCACAGGTTACTACTAAGAAAAATAATACAATTACTTTTGATCTTTCTGATTCCTCATTGTCGTTTGTTAGTGGTGGTGTAAGATTCTCTGCCTTTGATATGAATCTTTATTCTGATAGAGACTATTCAAACCCATTCATTACCACAGGTAAGACAAATCAGTTTGAGGTTGTTAAATCTGGTAAACCTGGTATTGATGCAACTGCGAGTTTGAAGTTGACGGTTAACGATTCTGTACCAACACAACTTTACTACAAGTTTGATAGTGACTCCCTGAATACCGTTCCAACAATAAAATCTGGAATTATTATTGATGACGATGTAAGTTCTTTCAATAGTATTGAAGTTGTTCAGTCGGTTTATAACGGTAATTATAATATTGTTGGTGTTGGAACAACATCCTTTGAATACACTATTAAAGATAGTCCCGATGTTTCTCTGTATAATTCCACAAATTCGATTGTAAACTATTCCACCACCTCTAAGAGTGCGTTTGGTTCTATTGAAAAAATATCTGTTAGTACTGGTGGTGATGGATATAATGAGTTACCTGGTATCTCCACAATAAGAAGTGATGATGGAACTGGTGGAATTATAACACTTTCTAGTAATAGTATTGGTGAGGTTCTTTCAACTAAATTTAAAGACATTGGATTCAATTATCCTTCTGACCAAACTCTTAGGGTTGTTACAAATGTTCCAGAGATTCTGGAAGTCGAAGCACTTTATTCCTTTAATAAAATTGGTATTAGTTCTGCAGGTAAAAATTACCTGACCGATCCTGAGTTAGTTGTTCTTGATGGATTTACAAGTGAACATGTTAAAAATGTAGATCTCAGTTATACTCTTGGTGATACTGAGATTGAGATCTTTAAGAACACCAATGGTCTTTACAATGTCAACCCAACAATAATTCCAGTCAAAAACTCCAATGGTGTTGGAATTTCTTCTATCGTCTATACTAGTGCAACTAAGAATGTCAGAGTATATTTGAATACTCAATTCAGTGAAGCAGGTAATTTTAGATATAAGACCGGTGCAAAGGTTTTAATTGAAGGTACTTACGTTGGTGTTGCTACTGATAAAGGTTACAACTCTGAAAACTATAATTATACACTATTTGATATAACTGGATATGATATGCAACTTGGTGGTTCAGGTGCATACTTTGAATATAGTCTTGATGGTTATCTAGGATCTGGTGAAGGGCCAGGTGTAATGGATCCCACAAAATCTTCAGGAAGAGCAATTCCCGAAAGTGACTTCCCAATATTTGATATTACACTAAAACCAAATAACTTTAATATTGATGAGGTAGTAACTTCTAGTAATAATAGAGGTGTTGTTGAGAGATGGAACCCCGCTAACAGAAGGTTGGTCGTATCCACTCCTAAAGAATTTGAAGTAGGTTCTAGAATTATTGGAGAATCTTCTGGAACCATAGTCGTTGTTCAGAGTAAGATTGACTTTAATTCGACAGTTTCAACTGGTGCAGGAACCACCTTTATCGGTGGTTGGAAAACAAACTCTGGTTTCTTAAATGACAATCTTCAGAGAATTCCTAATAACGAGTATTATCAGAATCTTTCATATTCACTTAAGTCCAGTGTCCCCTTTGAAAAGTGGGATGATGCGGTTTCCAGTCTTGGTCATGTTGCAGGTCTTGCCAAGTTTGCAGATCTGAATGTAGAATCTACAGAACAGATCCCTGGTGGTTTAGTAGTGAGTTCACCACAATCTGAAGTCGAGGTTATTATTGATATAAACAGTGAAGCAAGTATTCATTGTTGGCATGACTTTGATAACGTCTCAGAGAATTCATTTAATATTAATAATAATCTCATATCCGATCAAATTATTTTTGAGAATAAAATTATTACTGATTTCAATGAATCTTTCGGAAATAGAGTTCTAAGTATTGATGATATTAGAGGCTCTTTCAACAGTGTTGAAAGACCTGATCAATTTGCTGATGTTGCCAAAATTCCAGGAAACTACAAATATAGTAAAATTTTAATATACACCAGAGATCAAGTTTTAACCAATCAAAGACAGGTTAATTTTCTTTCCACCATCCATCATAATTTTAGTACAAATCCTCTTACATCAGAATACGGTGTTTTGGATACTAGAAATCTAGGTAGTTATGATGTAGTCCCCAGTTCTGATGGTGAAAGTTGGTTCTTGAGATTCCTTCCAATTAATTTTACATTAAACTCCTACGATATTACCACAATATCAGTTGGTATTCTTGACAATGTTGCTGGTATAGGAACAACTACGTTTGGAGACATTGTTCAGGTAAGTAGTGCCAGAGCCGATGTTGCGAGTAGTTCCACTGCAACTATTGCGACTATTCCAAATACATATAGGTCTGCAAAATTATTAGTACAGATTCAAGATACTCAAAATGAATATTCTGTCAGTGAATTGAATATTGTTCATAAGGGATCTGATGTTTATCTTCTTGAGTATGGAGATCTTGACACAAATGTGACAGGATTTGGTACTTTTAATGCATACGTTGATGGTAGTAATATCGATGTCGATTTTATCTCAAATGTTGGTACTGCACTTACAGTCAATACATCAATAATTGCAACTTCTGATAGTGCCGGTGTTGCAGGAACATCTTATCTTGCAAACTCAGTATTAGATTCTAGACTTACTTCAATCTCTGCTTCTGGGTCACCTACTCCTACCACAATCGCATCATATTCAGAACAAACTGAGTCTGCATATCATATTGTTACTATTGAAGATGTATCAAATTCGGAATATGAGTTATTTGAAGTTATCACACTTAATTCTGTCACTAGTGCAGCTGAATTTGTTGATTATGCAAATGTTCAGAGTGGAGGATCACTGGGTCAGGTAGGTGTGAATACAAGTAGTGGTAATTTGAACCTTACATACACACCAAATGCAGGAATTGCAGCAACAGTAAGAGTATTCTCAATGGCTCTTCAACCCCCCTCTCCAAATGATAGACCAACAAATATTAATCTAAGTAATGTTCAAATTAATTCTGATGATGGAACATATACAGGAACATTACTTGATAAAAACACTGCATTTGGTCTGAAACATGATGGTCATCAAATTTTCGTAAGAGATTTTGATGGTAGCGATTCNCAAATTGTTAATACNACAACTAATACAGTAACAATTTCAAACCACTTCTTTGTTACTGGTGAGGAGGTTGCTTACAGTTCTCCTGGTATTGGTTCAACTGCAGCCATCGGTATTGGAACAACGAACATTCCTGGTATCGGTGTTACTGATAAGTTACCAACATCACTTTTTGTTGTTGCTCCAAGTACTAAAGATCTCCAATTTGCAACCACTGCTGAGAATGCATTGAGTCTTGAACCTATAGTTCTTAGTATCACATCTACTGGTGTAGGTGTAGCACACAGTATCACATCAACGAAACAAAACCAAAAAGTTCTCCTTGCAATTGATAATATTGTTCAGTCTCCTATCATTGCCTTTGGTGTTACTTCATCTCTTTCCGAGGATATTGTTTTCCAGCAAGATATGCTTCTAACAGGTATTACCTCAATCTTTACTGGTGATGCACTCCGTATTGGTGGTGAAGGTGGTGAGATTGTGATGGTTGCTTCTGTTGGTGTTGGAAATACTACATCCATCAATGTTATTAGAGCAAGAATGGGAACCACAAGACAATCACACTCTACTGGAGACCTTGTCGAGAAGTTAAGTGGTAATTATAATATTATTCAAAACACTGTCCACTTTGCATCTGCACCTAAAGGTCCAGAACCACTTGAGGTCAGTTCAAGTGTTGATCCTGATGGTACTGATTGGACTGGTGTTACTAGTACGTCATCATTCCAAGGTAGATCATTTATGAGATCTGGTGCTGTTGGTTCTTCCAATGAGACTTATTATCAGAACTACATTTATGATAATACTTCCTTCCAATTCACTGGTATTAGAAGTGAATTCAGTATGACGGTTGATGGATCTAATGTAACTGGTATTGCAACACAGAACCCATTCGTCGTTATCAACGGTGTCCTTCAACAACCTACTGGCGTACAACCACAATCACTTCAGATTGGTGATTTTAGAATGACTGAAAATACTGGTGTTACCAGTATCACATTCACTGGTAATGGTGGTCTTCCTACTGGTTATGATCCTAACAATGGTGAGTATCCAATCGGTGGTCTGATGATTTCCATTGGTTCTTCTAATGGATTTGGATACCAACCTCTTGTTTCTGCTGGTGGAACAGTTACTGTTTCTACAAGTGGAACAATTACTACTGTCAGTATTGCAAACTCTGGTTCTGGGTATAGATCTGGTATTCAGACTGTTGTTAATGTGGGTGTTCAAACTTATAGTGATGGTATTCCAAATATTGAGTTCATCGGAACCGCCGCGATCAGTGGTGGAAACATT